TTAGTGTCTTGAACGAATACAATAACGCGAGCCTGCGCAACCGCTTGTAATTCCAAACGCTTCGCGTATGAAAGTTTTTGCAACATAATGTTTACAGTCTGAGTGTAAAACACTGTTCCATTGTCGCGGTTGAAGTTAATTGTTTCTTCGAAAGAACCTGTTTGCGTTGGCAATTCGTAAGTGAATAGATCACCTAACGCAGGGCCGTTAATTGTATTAACAACTTCTGTTCCATCAAAAGTAAAAGAACTAACTAACGATTTATCGACTAAAACGATTTGTTTGATACCGCCCAAACTGTCCTTACAGTCGAGGGTCATTCCGATGCTTAATTCACAAGGAGGCATATGCGTATGTTTTTTATTAGCACAAAAGAGGAGCGGTGTTTAAGCCGCTACCTCTATTCGTGCAAGGGTTAGAATGGTTGAGATTATGCAGTATATTGGTAGAATGCGATTTCGTCACCGAAGCCGTATTGTACACCTGCGAAGAAAGAAGCTGCGAAACGTACGTTGTCAGAAAGATCGTATTGGTACATATCCAAAACTGCTACGTTGTTCCATTGGTCAAGTAAGTTAGTACCGAACCACAAGTTAGACTTTTGATACATAGCCATTGTGTCGTCAGACATACCAGGACACTCGATGATGTCATACTGACCCTGCCAAGTCATCTTAACAGTTTCACCTTGGTACAAGTAGCTTCCACCACCAAGACCTAAGATAGCAGTTCTGAACGCTTCAGCAACGTTTGAAGAAACTGCGATAACAGGCTTCTCAGTAGCACGACGAACGCGAACAGGAAGTGTTAAAACCAAACGATTCATTTCGTCGATTACGTTAGTGCTGTCGATAGCAACTGGAGTAGCAACGTCAAGAACAGTAGCGTCAGCCAAGAACAAAGTCTCGAAACCTGCGTACTCACCTGCGGTTGCGTTAACACCCTGCCAGATCAAACGCTCGTTGTTTGCAGCAATACCCGCCATAACGTTAGCAATTAATGCGTCAGTCAATGAAGCGTGTAATTCGTTGTTCTGCTCTGAGCGAGATTCCCAATCCGATAAAAACGTATTTTTACAAAGTTGACGCTGTACTTGGAATTTCTCCAAAGTCAAGATTCTTTCAGTTAAAGTAACTGTTCCTGTTGGAGTGAAATCGCAAGTAGCATTAGCAAATGTTACGTTGTCAACAAGACGACGAACAACTTGTTTGTACTCGATGTTTTCTTTGAAAGTAACAGCAGCCAAAGACTCGTTACTTAAGAATGCAGCGCGGATATATCCTGCCGCTTCTCTACCTGCGTAGGTAGTTGTTAATGATGTGGTAGTAGCCATTTTTTATTGTTTGTTTTTTTATTATTTTTTAAGATGAAATAAGAAGCGTTCCTCTGCGCTCATCTTGTTGTAAGATTTAGCAGGTGTTTGCTTCGCTTGTTTAACTTCTTTGATTGATTGAACCGCAGGTTGTGCGCTCAACTTCTCTACGTTAGATGAAAGTTCTGCGTTTGCTTTCTTCATTTCAGAAAGTTCGCTTTCTAATTTAGCAACCAAAGACAAAAGACCTTCAACCTCTGCGTTGAATGTTTCTTCAGCAACAACCTCTGTTGCTTGTTCTTCTTCGATGATTACTTCAACCTCTGGAGATTCTTCTTCCATTGGCTTTAACTCTGCAACAAGACCACCGCTAACAACAACAATGATTCCTTCTGCTGTCTTGTACTCTCCGTCCGCTACAACAACCTCGTTGCCTTCTGCGTCCTTTGCGAATACACGAACACCAGCTGCCCAAGTGTCGCTGTCCGAGTAGATGCTTGTTCCGTCCTCTAAAATCGCTTCAACCATTTGCTTCACCTCAACAACCTCTTCGGCTGATAGGCTAACATTATGTTTTGCGAAAAGAGCGTTTACTTTTTCTCGTAAGTTCATAATTTGTTTAATTAATAATTTAGTACCTAAATAGAAAAGAAGGTATATTTGTTTCATAATTGATTCTTTTCATAGTTTCTATTTGATTTTAGGTTTGGCGAGGGGAGTGATTACCCCTCGTTTTTTTTATCCTAATGAATCAAGTATTGCGTTTAACGTCTTCATCTCGTCCTCGCTCAATCCGTACGTCTTAAACCCCATTTTACCGCTCTCGTTAGTTATTTTCGTGAGCGCGTTTAGAAACAGAGTTGCGTCGTCGTTGAATAGTTCCAACTTTAAGAACCCCCCTGCTTCGATGTTCATTTAATCCTCTTTCAAAAGGTCATTGATTTCGTCAAGAAGCGCAGCGAACTCATCGTGTGCGCTCATATACATTTCTTTTTCAGCAATAAAGTTTCCTTCGATTGAGAAACCTAACACCTCTTTGTTTTGTATTTGCTTCTTTACTTCTTCGTTCTCCACTTTCATGCAACCGAACCACGTCCCTTCTGGAAGTGAAAAGCCGAAGTTTGTAGACTTGTCGTTCTCGCCTTCAATGATCCACGTCTCAACCAACGAAACACCGTCAACAACTTTCGCGTGTTCAACCGTTGCGTTGTTTTGGTTGTTGTGCTTTAAGTAGTTGTAAGCAATAGCTCTGATTGTTTCTTTCGAATACTTAACGTAGTATTCCTCATTTGTTTCGTCGTTGCGTCTGTAAATCAGTTGGTCTGGAATCAATAACGCGCCGTATAAAAGACCTCTAAAATCTTCTTTGAACTTCACGTTGTGTTGTTCGCTTAACGCTACGAAATCGACACCTATTGCAGGTTCTTCGACTACGCTGATTGCATACACCCCGAGCAAACCCGCGTCGTCGATGCCGTACTCAATAACTTTAATTTTTTTGTTCATTGTTTTATTTTTTAGCCACCAAGACGCGCTTGGTTGTTGATTAATTGTTGTGCTTCTAAATTGCTCGACACTTGCGTACTTACAACGTATGCTTGAAGTGGCGGTTGTTGGTTGGGTTGGTTTTGTACAAAGGCGAAGTTTGAAGGTGAAGGTGCTTGCATACCCCCTGCCGAAGGAACACTTCCGCCACCACTTCCGCCACTTGTCGAACCACCTCCGTTAAATTGTTGTTTGCTGATAACGGCAACACGCGCAAGACCTTGAGCAATTGCAATACCTGCCGCTACCGCTGCGCGAACAGGCGCGTCTGGTGTGCTGATAGCCATTTGTGAACGATATGCTCCTTGTGCTGCAAGGTATGTGTCTATTGTAGCCGTTGCGATGCTCACACCTTTTTGTATCTGAAACGCTTTTCTTTGTTGTGCTTCGCTCTCTCCTGCGAACGCTCCTGCTAAATCACTTATAATTGACAAAGAAGTCTTCATTGCATCGACGCGCAGTTGTGCTTTTGCGTCTTCGGCTTGTCTTAATTCTTCAATTTCTTGTTGAGATTGTTGAGCGCGTAACGAAGTAAGATTCGCGTGAATCTGCATTTCGGTAGCAAGTTGAGCGTCTCCTCTTTCTATTAAATCATTAATGCTAATAGATGCCATTCGCTCATCTTCAGCTATCATCTCATCGTTTAACTTCTTACGACGTGCCATTTCTGCTTCGTCGGCTTCTTCTTCCCATTTAGTTAAAATGTCAGTTAATTCTTGTTGAGATTTTTCGTAATCATCAATTTCTTTTTGAGCGATTTCTTTTCTTGCGTCTGACTCTCTTTTATCTATTGATTTATTTGTTTTATCAATAGCGTCTAATAATTTTTTCTCATTATCTTCATAAACTTGAATATCAAAAGCATTTCCAACACCACTTAAAGAAAGTTTTCTATCTGCTCTTAATTGAATAAGTTTTGCTCTTGTTTCTTCTAAAGCAGTATTATATTTTTCAGTTGCTCTTCTTTTTTCATCTTCAATTTTTGCTGAATCATTTCCAATTAAATTAGCGTCTGAAATTGTTTTGTAATAATCTACAATATGCTGATTTTGTTCTAATAATGCTTGGTTTTGTAATTCAATAATTCTTTTTCTTGCTTCTTCAGATGCTTTTGAATCATCTTGAATTTCAGCTATACGTTTTTTAGTCTGTTCCTGCTTAATTTCATTTCCTAATAATTCTTGAGAAAGAAGGTATTGTTGATATAATGAATCTCCATACATTTTAGAGTATGTGATTTTATTTTTTATAGCAGCGTTTTGCGCTTCTAACGCTCCTAATTCTTTTTTTAATGAATTTAATACCGCAGTTTCTCCTTTGAATAACGCAGCAAATTCTTTCCAATTGGCAATAACTCCAGCAATAGCGACTCCAAGTAATAAAATAGGATTAGCTAAAATTGCTTTTCCTAAATCAGCAAGTCCTTTTATCAAACCACCTACTTCATCTTTCAGAGTCTTAAAATCAATGTTGCGAACAGCAGTACCCATTCCACTCAAAGCTTGTCCTGCACCTTTTAAGTCCAAGTCCATCAATCGAGAACTGAATAATCCAACGTTGTTAGAAATACCTTCGAAAGCATTACCTGCGTTAGCACTAATTTCAGCAGATAAGTCGCTGATATTGTCCTTTAATTCAGCAGCCCGAGCAGAAGCAATTTTGAACTCCTCGCTCGTCTTGTCCATTTGTTGCAATTGATTTTGCAGCGCACGAAGTTCCGCCTTCGCGCTTGTGAATCCTTTCGCTGTATTATCTGCCGCGTCAGCCGTCTGATTAAGGACGTTAACCGCGTTTGTGCTTACATTAAAATCTATTGTATTCGCCATTTCAGAATAGTAGTTTATAAAAGATAAATATCCAGAACGCGACGTTTACCGAAATGCGAGTAACTTTCCACGCGTAGTGCTTCCACAATTTCAACTTACGCTTACCGTTAGCCATTTTTCCACTCTCGCCGTCCGTCTTGATGTTCAACTTAATGAACTCTAAACACGCTACCATTTCGTGCGCTTTATTTTGTAGATGTACTTTTGAAGTCGCTTCCATTGCTTATAATTGTTATTGTGTCTCCTAATCCTGTGAACGTTACGCTTCCGCTACCTTCAACCGTTTCGCCTGTGTACGCTTGTACCGTCACTCCGTTAGCCGCTACCGACTTTTGAATGATGAACTCACGACCTGCTGTCGTCGTTGCTGAAGGTAAATAAATTGTTACGCTTCCTGCTGTTGTGTCAACGAATAACACGCGGTCGAAATTGGTTATAACGTAGTCCGTCGTTATCGTCTTAACTGGCTGCGAAACACCTGCACTAAATGTAACAGGCGCACCGAATCGCGTTGGTGCAAGTGAAGGCGCTTGTTGTGTTATGAAAGAACGTGTTCCGATGTTTGGAATAGAAAAGCAATTGTTCTTCGCGCTGTTCCAATAGTAGCCAAAACGACGGCAACAATCTTCGGTTACTGTCGCAGGATCACCGTTCGGTGTTTCCCAGTTCAACGTTTGGTTGAGGTTAGCCGAAACGGGTACAATGTCGCAGTCGTTGTCTATGTCGAGTAAGCGAATAAGTTTCACTTTTGTAACGTCTTGTTGTCCGACTACATAACCTTCAATGTCCAACACGCGCCACCAAGAATCGACTATCCATATTTTATCCGACCATTGAAACGTGAAAATGTCGTTCAACGTTAGTGCAAACATTCCTTCCATGATTCGCGCTTGTCCGTCGTAAAGTTCGCGGTAGTAGTTGCGCCACCAACGGTTGTATAAGTTGTCGTAAGGGTTCGCTATTATTGTGTGCGGTGGTATCTCTGGAGCGAAGTTTAAGTCGCTATCCGTAACCGTTGCGTTCATCGTCGAGTAATTGTTCAAACACTTAACCGCCGTTTGCACCACGCTATCTGAAACCTCGTCGTACATATTCACAAAGAAGTCAGCAAAGTAGTAAAGAATGCGCGGTTTAGGTTGTACGAATTGCCCTTCTGCGTTTAGAAATTTAGGAACAACTACGTCTGTATTCTCAACAGGTGCTGAAGGAGTTGATGCAAAAGCAAGTTCTACTTTTTCTTCTCCTGTTGCGAACTCGTTAATCACTTCGAAGTCGTTCTCCGTTACTTCGTACCTTCCGTAGATGCGTCCATTGTCTTTGTATACTGAATTGAAATAGTCTCCGTCTTCGGTGTATGTAAAGGTAAACTTCGCCTTCTGCATATCAACCGTTGGATAGTACGCGATGTCTTTCGATAAGTCAAGTTTCGAAGTCCAATCCAAAGTGTTACCGCTTCCGATGTATTCAACAAGCGGTTCAATTCTTAATGTGTTTGGAAGTGTTCTGTCGGGGACGAACGCAAGGTTGAACATCTTTTGTATCGACGTGATAAAATCGATTTGCTTCATATCTGGAGCGTTGAACTCCATTACGCAAGTGTCACCTGTTAAAGCTGTTCCAACGCTGACAAGTTCAACCCCTGTTCCTGTATAATCTATGTTCGCGTTACCACCGAAATCAATCTCCATTGTTCCGTTTCCGCTTGTGTATGGTTGCGCTCCGAAAACAAACTTAACTTCGTCTCCTGCGTTTAGTTCAAGAGTTATGTTTCCAATTGTGCTTAAGTCGTTTGTTGTGCTACTTCCAAGACTATAAACGAAAGTATCTTGGTCAGAAAATACATCGTTAACTTTTGGATGAAAACCAAAAAGAACGTTTCCAACATTAGTACCCCCTGTTGAAGTTGCTTGTCCGTTCATCCAACACTTGAAGGTGAATGTTCCATTGAAAGGAGCGGTGTAAATTCCACTACTCCAATCATTCCCTGCATCTTCGTACTCTGTAAATTGAGTGTATAAATTGTAGTATTGGTCGTTATTTGCAAACGCTATATTGTTAAGATTTGATGCAAGACCTAAACTTGAAGCAATATCGTTTAATCCTAACGAACTATTCAAATACTGACCGCTAATAAAAGGAACGTACACGTTTTCAAGGCAACCGCTCAAGTTATCACTCGCGTATTGAATCCCTGCGTCTTGCATTATTTGGTCAAACAAGTATTGTGCTTTAACCGCAGGTGTTAAATGACCAACGTACAAAGGTTTGTATAACGGTGGTATTGGAACAGGATTAGAATATACAGGTTGTCCAACAGGATTATAAGCCGTTAAATTCCACTTGTCGCATAACGTCAAAATAGTGTGTTCGTTAGGTGGTGTTTCAACGTTCTCATGAAGTAAGTCGTAGTCAAGTTCACCCGCAACAATCGATTCAATATCGCGCAATTTCTTTTCGTTCAATATTCTTGCGAGGTTTGGTACTTCACCGAAGAATACCACTTCAAATTCGAACAACTTACCACTTTGCCAGTACAACTTTTTCACTTGAACGTGTCCACTTGCGATAGGAATAGTGTTAACCGTTAGCGTCGCTTCAACCTTCTTGCGGAAGTCAAACCAACCGTCGAAGTTGACGTTGAAAATTGCACCGAAGAAGTCTACGTTCGTCTTACTTGCAGGAATACGAAACTCGCGCGAGTAATTACCTACCGAACTGAAGTCAGTAAGGTCGGTGAACTTGTAGTTCAGGTGCATCTTCTCGTTCTCATACAAGTCGATTGTTGCCGCGTTGCCGTCAAAGTCGGTAAGCGTAAGTATTACTTCGTTCATCATAGACCTACAGGTTGTGAGTATTTAAGGTTCAAAGTAACATTGTAAAGTTTCGAATATCTTTCGTCCTTGATAACAAAGTTTTGAGTGTCAACTAAAACAGGTGTTTGTGTTCCGTCGTCGTTGATTATAAACACGTCGTTAGAACGACAAAGCGTTTGAAGTAGATTGAACTCTCCAACGCTTACCCAATCGCTATTTATTTGCAGTCCTTTCGTCGTCGTAACATATCTATCCGTTGTACCTCTGTCGTAGGTGTTAAAACCAAACGTCGAAGCGTTGTAATTACCAACTACTTTTTGGTATTGCTTACGATCGTAATTGAACGACAACTCCGACTTCTTCGTGAAGTTGAAGTAATCCACACCACCGCAAGTATTCGACCAACCCAAACGAACATTGTCAAACTTGCAATCGTCAGCGACAAGGTAAAAACAATACAAGCGTGAAGCAGGTGTGTAAACAGGGAATAAAGTTTCTTTTCCAAATTGTATCGTGTAGTATTTCGCACCTGTTAAATCTAACCCACCCCAAGAATCTATGTTCGCGTAATAGCCACCAATCACATTAACGAGTGAAGGATTGTCAGCCAAAGGTAAAAACTGCGTATCTATTAAATCGTCGTTGTTGTCGTACGAAGAAAAGATTACAATGTCGAAATCGTTATCCACAAGTAACGGAGAAGAAGAAGGAGCGTACACCACACCCCAATCTGACAAGCGCGTTGGTATGTACACCCAATCAGAAGAAAGACCGCGTGAAGATGCTTCGCTCCACTTGTGCGTGTCGGTTGTTCTTTCGCTCATTAAATACTTCGTAATGCCGTCTAACGCGTAGCGTGTGTTAGGGTTTGGCTTGTATCCGTCCGCCACTTGATATTCAGCGAGGAACGCGTACACGTCGTCGATGTCAGCCATTCCCGAACCGCTTACTGTGAATACTCCGTCAACCAACCAACCTTCTTTTATCGTGCAAGAGATGAACGCGACGCTGGTGTTTTCCGTATCCGCTGACGTTGTCAAAAGTGAAGCGTCGTGTTGTAACGATTCTCTGAATATCGGTGCAAGGTCTAACACTCCTTTGTTCGCCGCGTTAGGTTGAACGTTGACTTGGAACGAACCGAAGTCGAACACAAAACGAAAGCCTGTATTAGCTACGTTCGTCGAAGATGCAACGAGTATTAAGCGCTGACCTATCGGTGTATATTCGTATGGTTGGTCGTCTATTGTAATTGCCATTTTATTGTATGTCGTTTAATTGATTCTCTATTGTTGCTGTGAAGTCTTTCTCGTAAGCTGCGACTACCTTCGATTCGTATTCGTCCCAAATGTTTTCCATTGCGTAGTCGAACGCTTTCCACCCCTTTATTCCGTCACGACGAACTTTGAACATAATGAGTTTTGCTACCTGTTGTTTCAGCTCTTCGGTTGACTTCTTGAATTTACCACTTGATTTGTCACGAAGGCGAATACCTTTTATAGACATCCAGTCGTATATCGCTTTTTGCATTGGTGACATTTGACCTTTCGCGGGTTTGCTTCCGCTTCCTTTCTTGAATGAGTAGGGCGCACCTTGCGACTTCTGCGTTCCATTCACACCGTTTTCACGAAACAAGAAATACTTCGAAGCCTTACCCTTCGCGTAAACCGAAACATTGATTGAAGACCCTTTTATCTTCAACCGATAAGCCAAAGACTTTTCGAGCGTACCACTTGCAACCGCGTTGGTGTAGTTGCGTCCTACCTTTCGCTTCATGCGATAGTCGGACTGCATCAATTCGACAAAGCGTTTTGCCATGTCGTTGACTACAGCGAAGAAGTTTGGTGCGCTCTGTTCGTTAGGCATCTTTCTCTTGTTCCTCTTTAATCTTGTTGAAGAATTGAATTAGTGGTAAGCCAAATTTCACAGGCATCTCTTGAATAAAAGCGTCTAACTGCTTTAAGTGTTCCTCTGTTAAGTTCATATTAGAAAGATAAAATTGTTACTCCTATCGCGTTAGCCACGCATTGCTCCACCCACGTGTTGTCCTCACCCCACGCTGCGAACTCCTCTTCTGTTAGCGTGTAGTTACCATTGCTTAAAACCTTTGAAGGCACTTCTTCAGTAGCCTCTGATTTTAACTCATAATAAGTTGTGCAAGTTGTTGCAGATGTTTCGAAGTTGAGAATGAGAACACTCATCTCTGTTGCTGTTCCTGCGTTTAGTGGGAACACTATTGGTTGTATTTTAGCCATTGTTTATATTGTTTATATTACGAAAGTCCACCCTGTTGATTTGTTCACATAAAGTCCTTCCACTGCATCAGTGCAATAAACTATCAAGCCAACCGCAGGAGTTGCTATTGCTAACCTTTGAGCGTTAGTCATTCGCGGAGGAAGAAAGCCACGAGTTGTTGAATCTACTTGGAATTGTGCTGATGCTAAATTTGTATTGCCATTGATAGTCATTTGAGCGGATGGACTGATTCTCCAAATTCTTGTTGTAGCACTATCAAAAGCAAATACTGTTGAACCTACCATTGTCCATATTCCGTTCGCTACACTACCATTATCAAAATAAAGATATTGTCCTGTCCCTGATAACCCTTTAAGATAGAATGCGGCTGAACCTGAAGCACCACCAATTCTTGCGCTTCCATTCACATCTAATCTAAACCCAGCGTCTGTTGTTGTGCCGATGAGTAGGTTTCGAGTAGTGGTAAGACGCATCGCTTCACTTCCATTTATACCAAAATTTATTTGATGCGTACTTGGCTGAAATTCTATGTAAGTTGCTGTTGCTGTTGGATTAATTAAGTATCTCGAATAAACACCCCAACCTGTTCTAATAGAACTTGCTGCACCTACCGCACCTGCAATATCAACTCCATAAGCAGGCAAAGCCGTGCCAATACCCAACCTATTGTTAGTTGCGTCCCAAAAGAAGTTAGCTGATTCCTGCAATACATTCCCCGTCCCTTCAAACAACACACGTCCTACCGTACCGCTTGTTATTGGTGTAGTGCCTACCGTTAAGCCTGTCGCGATAGTGAATGTTCTGTTGGCTGAAAGGTCTTGCGTTGTGCCGTTAATGGTCAGCGTTCGCGTTGTTGGAACTGGAGTAAAGCCAAGTGCCGTTTCAACAGTCTTATTCTTCCACAAAGAAGTTGAAGATTCGTAAGTCAAAACGTTGTTGTTTACAGGTGTAGTGATAAGAACACCTTCGTCAGCGTTGATGTTGCTACCCAACGTTTGACGAATCATTAACGTCCCATTGTTAGCCGCGTGAACCACCGCAGCGGCAACGATAATGTTGTTCGGTGCTGTTGGTTGCGTCGTCTGAAAACCACCTGCAACAGTCGTCGAAACGTAAAGGATGTCTCCGTCGGCAAACGCTGAAGTGTTCACTCCGCGCATCTTACCGAACTGATAAACCTTGCCGTCTTGGTTGTTCAGAATCTCTTCCGAAGTAACACCCATATAGTATTGCGACGGAGTAGTTCCATTCGCTATCATTGGCGCAATCAAAAGACGACCGCTGTTGCCTGTTGTCCCTGCAAATCGGACAGGTGTTCCTTTTGGGATCGTGCTTCCTGTCGTATTGCGAACGTGGTAAAAAGTATCTTCACCGACCTTCTGCGTCGTGCCGTTCATTATTAACGCTAACGTCTCTGCATTGTCGTCCCAATAGACCGAGCCTTGCGCCGTTGGTATGTTGGTCGGCGTAACGTCAAATTCTAAATTGCCCAATTGCACCCCGAACTCACCAAGATTCACGTCGCCTGTCGCGCCTGTGTATGGTACTTTGTTCGGTAGTTCTGTTTCGATGTCAGCAACGTCCGCTTGTAAGTCGGTAACATCTTGTTGCAACAAATCAATTTCCGCTTCAATGTCTATTATAGTCTGACAAGAACCTATCGTTGCACACGTCAAACCTACCTCGTCGGTCAAAAGATACCAACCGCGCACCCCTTCGTCATTCGTTCCGTAGTAATAATTCGGTGCTGGTGTTGCTTCGTCGTTCACAAGACTAACGTTGCCGTATTCGTCGCGTGTAATCGAATCAATGAAGGTCAAGATTGAACCTGTACCACCGCTTCCGCTTTCAAACATATCGTTCCACTCTGCAGGAATACTACAAGCATCCCAATAGTAAGGAACGAGTAGTTCAAGACTAACTGTCCAACCTGTGAGCGTGTTGTGAAATTCTTCAAGGAATGGCTCAAGACTTACATTTTGTACCGTGATTAAGTCACCGAATAAAACCCTGTGGTTTGTAATCTCGGCAACCAAGTCTTCTGCTATTCGTTGAAGGTCTGACAACACCTCACGTTGAAATTCAACCTTATCGTCTTTGTCGCGTGGAAGATCCGCAAGGACAATCTGAAAAGAAAACGTTTTCGTACCTTTCGCGTAAGTAACGTTCGAAGGCACGACGTGCATAAAGGGGTATTCGGTAAACTTCTCGAGGTCAGCCGTGTCAATCTGACCGTGTGAAAAGGTCTTGAGAATAAAGTGTCCAGAAGCGAATGCCTTGAATCTATCTATAAGCGCGTTGTAGCTTTGTACGTTCGACATAATTGTAGTCTATTAAGTAAGTCATATAAGTAAATATCTCCCACGCACTTTTTTCCGTAATTGCATCCAACTTTGTTATGTCGCGCCCACACGCTTCCATAAATAAGTGGTACCAACCGTAGCGACCAAGCACTTGGTTTAGTCCTTCTCGGTCGTCAATTGCTCCATCTCCTTCGTCAACTTCTGAACTTCGTTCTCCAAATAATCGAGCGAAGTGTTGTTTAGTTCGTTGAGCAAAGTCGAAAAAAAAAGCATCGCACCGTTGAATTGTTCGAGCGTCATCTCCTCAACGTAGGACTCAACTAACTCTCTATTTTGTTTGCTATGAGGCACGATAGTGTACTTTGAACCTACGCGCTTGTCAATAGGTCGGTAAAGCGTTCCCATTATCTTCACGATGTTTGAGTTCACGTCAGATGCCCAGGTGCTTATGTCAGCGTATTCGCCCATTGAGATTGAATACAAGTCGGGAATGAAACCGAAGTCCTTGTCTTTGATTGTAATCGTCTCGAAGAACTTCGCTGATTCGTTTGCCAGAGTGTCCTCGAATGCGCCCAACAAAGTAGGCAAATGTTGGAAGGGAATCTGCTCCGCTTGTTCTTTGCTCAAGTTAGACACGGAAGCAAGACGCTCAATGTCGTTCTTTGCCGCGTGATAGTCAACGTATTGCTTGACGCTTATCGATGCGTAGTCAGCAGGTATACTTACTTTTATGCTCATTCGTTTGTTGTTTAATATCTACAATAAAAACATTTTTGTTGAAAATACACCCGACTTTAGCTTGGTGTTATGTGGTAGCATCCTTTGCGAGGTCTATCACAGCTACTTGCAATAATGTCGCGACCATCTGCAAGGGACTCTGCGTTTTAGGCAGGTACAGTTCTTTTATGATCCGCAATACAAACACCCTTCGTCGTCGTCGTCGATTGTGTTTGCTTCGTTGTAAATGCGTATTGCTTCCATTTCAACCTGTTGCTTTGTCCACTCTGGATGAAAGGCTGTGATTTGTGATTTGAGAAAGTTTAATTTGTTTTCGCTCATTTGTTTGTTATGTTCATTTTGCATATTCCTCGCCTTGTTTAAAATAGCGTTCCACTCGAACTTGTCTTTTGGTGTGTTCCACAGTTGTTCGAACATCCAGTCTAACGCGTCGTTCATCTTGATTTTATTTCTCGCGTGTCCCAAAACATTTCACACTCTCCGTCTTTTATTGTTGGTGTTTCGCTGAAGTAACTTTGCGCGTAGGGGTTCGCGGTTGCAAGATAGCGGTAACACGTTCCTCGTTGTTCGCAGTTCACACCTTTGCACATTGTAATGTCCGCCATATTTACACGATTAAATCTTCAACGTTGATTTGATGCTCTTGGAGTAAACCACGAATGTATTCAAAGACTTCCTCAATGCCTTGTTGATATGCGCCTTCCTGCCGTTCGTTGTACTTGGTGAACTTGCGGTAGCCGTTCATATCCAACTCCCACAACATCATTGCCATATCGTGCGCCTTCGTTATGCGGTTGAACTCATAACGATCGTCTCCGTCGCTTAAGTCAAATGTCAATGTTGCGGTACTCATTCGGTAATTTGTCGAATTGGTTGTTATAATTTGTCATTGATTATTATTTGTACTGGAGCGTCGCTGTCACCTGCGTGAACCGTTCTCGCCTGTTTAGGTTTGAAGTATTCAAGCATTGCAAGGTAGTGGTGCAAATAGTCTTCGTCGTCCATCGAATGAAGAACAGTCATTGCGCGTTCAGCACCTTGCGTTACAACGTAGTCGCCTAACTGATTCCACATTTCAACCTTCTTGCTGACTGCGCCCTTCGGCTTCAAACCACCGTGTCCTTTCTTCAATCGTCCGTGTTCGTCTCTTTCCATAATTGACAATAATTTATTGTGCTAAAATGTAAATATAAAAACTACGTTAATTTACTTTTGAAATGGTTAATAAGTTGTTCCATTTTCGAATCGTAGTATTTCGAGAATGTTTTGAATCCGTCGTTGTCTTGTTCGAATAGTCTGAATAGAACACCCCTTAAACGTTGTGAGGGCTTCTTGAGCGTATCTTCTAACTCGCTCTTAAGACTTTCAACTGCGTCCAGTTCTTCGCGCTTGAAGTCTTCGTCCTTGAAAGCGAGGTAGCCGAATTGATTTGCTATTGTAAATAGTTCTGACGCTTGAGCAGGTGAAAGTTCATTCGTTCCAAACGTTAGTTTAAGAGTCTTATCCTTTCTTGTGCCTACAGATTCAAGCTGTGCTGGTATTAATATCATTTAACACCTCCGTAAGTTTTGTTGTAATGGTCAAATCTATCTTTCAAAATACATGTGAAACGAATATGATGTCCTTGCTCTCTTTGTTCAAGTTTATCCACATCAAAGTAATTACCGATTAACTTTATCTCAGTTTTAATAGCATCAATCATCTGCTCCTTCTCCATTTGCTTCGCTTGTTCATAAACACTTTTGAACTTTTTAGTCATTTCAGATGCTTCAGCAACATAAAAAATATCTTTTATTTGCTCTTCCAACCATTCAACTGCTGTTTGTTTCATAGCTTTTCTATTTCTTGTTTAACTTCTTTCCAATATACATAGCTTGAATAACCTATAAACCCAAAGGTAAAAGACATATTTTTTAACATGCCATCTACTTTGTTTGAAGCATCACGTCCAAATTTATTAAACAATTCAACTGCTTTTTCTTGTGCTGTCATATTGTAAGTGTGTTTCAAAGTCTTCTAAACTTGTTAAGTCGCCTCTAAGGTTCTTATTGATGTCGTGCCAACGTAAACTATTAATGTAGAAATCAATTGTCTTTTGGGGTGTGAAAACGCGAAAGTGAGCGTTCTGAAAGTTAGTCCATGTCATAACATTGTTTTCTTTGTACTTATTCAACATTTGACCGAATAGTTCTCTCTTTGCTTTGTTACTTACTTTGTTCATCTTGTTACTTCTTAAATTCAAAAAACACTCAGTATATTAATTACTCCCGAGAATAGATCTTGAGCTAAGTGAGAGATAGAAGTATCCTAACACACTAATTTCTTAATGTGTTGGACTCTCACTTTGCGATAATTACTCCGTCGAATGAGTCTTTTCGCTTTCGTGTCCTAACGTGAACAGCAATGTCCGTTAGTCTGGAATCTATCTTTCGAAGAATTGCCTCTCCGTGTGTCGTATGGCTTATTCCTTTGTCATACCATTGGGCTAATAACACAATCCCACAGTTGCCCTTGTTCGTCTTTTATCCTGCCGTTTAATACTCCCGACGATAAAAAATATACCCCCAATTGTTTATAGCCGTCAAGCGTAAACAAAAGGGGGCAATACTAAAAACGCTTGACTATACAAATATACGTTCGTATTCCCAAAGGTTGCCTTCAAAGTTTTCAGTTTCTAATTGTTCAAATCGACATCGACGTCCTTCATTGATTCTAAAAACGTATTGATGTCTTTCTTCACGCAAGGAGGACACGTTGAACGCTCGTTGAACGCACCTGTGGCTTTATCCTTGAACGAATAGAAGCGAAGCATATCTTTCTGCTCTAAACGTCCTTGCGCCTTCATATCAAGCAAGAATCGTTTGAACTCGATTTGTTCGTCCATAGAAAGAACACCGTTCCATTTTGACGCTGGGCAAGATGCGAACGCGAGCTTTGCTTTAATAGGCATAACACACCCACAAAGTTTTATTGACTTCTTGCGGAACAACACTTCGGTTTCTACTTCGTCGCCAACGATCAATTGACCGCAAGACTGCGTTGAAGATTCAAAGAATTTACAGGTGCGACAAATTTCAAGTCGTCTTTTGTACTCGTTACTTTTTGCGAATAACATTTGCTCTTATTTTTTGTTTTATATTATCAATGGTGCGGTAAAGGAATGGCATTGGTATGCCTGTTTGTTTTGACAGCTCTCGATATGTAAAGCCTTCAAAGATATACTCTTGAAAGATAAGCCGTTCAAACTCGCTCAGACGACTTATGAGGATATCCAGTTGCTCGTTGGTCATTCGTGCGCCTAACCACGTCTTGTCGACTTCGTGCGCGTATTCTTTGAAGTCTCTGCGGTTTCGATTCCACGCTATCGTTTGCTTGTAAAAAGGCGACGTTGGACTATTGACGGACAAATACATAACGCGAATAAGATAGAACTCAAAGTCGCCTGTGTCGATTAGATTCTCGATATGCTTTGAACCAAACATTGACAATAAAGAGTCGTGCAACAAGTCCTCGTAGAATGGTTCTTTCCGAGCGATATTGTACGCTAACTCTT